TTTGCTAGTGATGCCCAAGAATATATTGGTTGTGATCCTAATCCTAACACATATAAACAATATATGAAACAAATAGAAATATATAATAGTTTTCTATCTAAACCAAAAAAGGTTACAATATACAATGTAGGTGCTGAGGATATGCCTTGGGATGAAATAAAAGATATAGATTGTGCCTTTACAAGTCCACCATATTTTTCTACTGAAAGATATAATGAAGGTGGTGAAAAAGAAGATAATCAATCTTGGAAAAAATTTGATGAATATTCAAAATGGCGTGATGATTTTTATTTACCTGTATCACAAAAAAGTTTTAAAAGTTTATCAGATACAGGACATATGTTTATTAACATAATGGATCCTACAGTTAAAGGTAAAAGATATTTTAGTAGTGATGAATTAGTTGATAGTTTAAAAGAACATTTTGTAGGTCAAATTGGCATGAGGATAATGCAAAGGCCTAAATCAGATAAACTATTTGAAAGTGAGGAAGAAAAAGCTGAATTTATGAATAGATTATATATTGAAAATGTTTGGTGTTTTTCTAAACAAAAATTAGATTACTTTAGACATGCTAGAAAAAGTACTTTAGAATCTTTTATGCAATAAATAATTACACTATGCCAATTACAGAAGCACAATATAAAGATATGAAAGAATATTGGGACTATCAGCGGGTATTAGAATTTAATAGGGAAAAATTAAAACACTTTTTATCTAAAACTGAAGGACGAGTATTTGATTATCAAGGTCCTGTATCTGTACAAGAAATGTATGAACAAATGTGGCCACAAGTACAAGGTAAAGATTTAGAAGAACCATTTAAAGGATGGATACCACAAGATAAAACATGGAGATTTGAATGGGAACCTGACCCAAATGCACCAAAACGATTATCCCAATCAAAGGGACGACCAGTTGTATTAAGGGCAAAAATACCTAATGAATAGATGCGAATTACGATTTATAAAAGATATAATAACTATATTTCACATGGTTTTTTACCAGAAGGCCTTGACAAAGTAAAAGAATTTTGTTATAATAACAATATAAAATATTATGTATTAAGTTATTCAGATAAGGAGATGATTGAATATGAGCGACTTTCTAAAAGATATAATTAAGGAAACAGGAAATGAATATGCAACACTTGTAAGTGAAGGTGTTGAAGCAGGTGATGTTCATAATTATATTGATACAGGTTCTTATACTTTGAATGCTCTCTTATCAGGTTCAATTTTTGGGGGACTTCCAGGAAATAAAATAACAGCAATTGCAGGAGAAGCTGCAACAGGTAAAACTTATTTTGCGTTAGGAATTGTGAAACATTTTTTAGATACTAACAAAGAAGCAGGAGTTATTTATTTTGAATCTGAAAGTGCTTTAACAAAAGATTTAGTTGAAAATCGTGGTGTAGATAGTAAAAGGATGATTATAGCACCAGTATCAACTGTACAAGAATTTAGATATCAAGCAATAAGAGTATTAGACAAATATATCCAACAAGAAGAATCAAAAAGAAAACCAATAATGATTGTATTAGATAGTTTAGGAATGCTATCAACTACAAAAGAAATGGAAGATACAGCTGAAGGAAAAGAAACTAGAGATATGACTAGGTCTCAAATAGTTAAGGCTGCATTTAGAGTTTTAACATTGAAATTAGGTAAAGCAAAAGTGCCTATGATTATGACTAACCATACGTATGATGTTATTGGATCAATGTTCCCACAAAAAGAAATGGGTGGTGGCCAAGGTTTAAAATATGCTGCTAGTAATGTAGTGTATCTTTCTAAAAGAAAAGAAAAAGATGGCAAAGAAGTTATTGGAAGTGTAATACATTGTTTAAATTGGAAAAGTAGATTAACAAAAGAAAATGCAAAAATAGATGTAAGATTAACTTATGATAAAGGTTTAGATAAACATTATGGATTGTTAGATTTAGCAATCAAATATAATATATTTAAAGCAGTGTCTACAAGAATTGAATTACCAGATGGAACAAAACAATATGCTAAAACAATCAATAATGAACCTGATAAATTCTATACTAAAAGTATTCTCAATCAGATTGACAAGGGTGCCAAAAAAGAATTCCTTTATGGTGCCTATTAAAGAATATGTTTTTGTTCAAAAAGATGGACAAAAGATTTCTTGTATCAAAATTGTTGAAGGTGAATTTAAAGATGTCATTTATACATATGGCCATGTTAAATTTGCTGATAAAGAAGATAAGAAAGGTAAGTTACCTTTAAAATTTGATTATACAATACAAAGGAATCCAAGTAATGTTGATACTGAAAGTGAAGAATTTAGAAATAAGATTGGCGATATATTAATAGAGGTAGTAGAGGAACAATTAGAGAATGATACCATCAAGTTTAAGTGAAAATTTTGAAACAACACTTTTAAGAAACCTTATATTTAATGAGGAATTTACTCGTAAAACTATTCCATTTTTAAAGAAAGATTTTTTTAAAAATAAAGAAGAAATAATCTTATTTAATATCATAAATAATTTTGTAGTAAAATATAATAATCTTCCTAATAAGGAAGCTTTGAGTGTTGAAGTTGCTAATTTAAAGAATATTACAGAGGAAGAATTTAAATTAACAAAGAATTTGTTAGCTAATTTAGAACCACAAGAAGTGGATCAAAATTGGTTGTTAGATACAGCTGAAAAGTTTTGTAAAGATCGTGCTGTATATAATGCTGTATTGTCAGGTATAAGGATAATAGATGGCAAAGACAAGAAGCATACTCCAGAAGCGATTCCGAGCATCCTTAGCGAGGCTCTTGCTGTTTCATTTGATAGCCATATTGGTCATGATTATTTAAATCAAACAGACGACCGATTTTCATATTACCATAGAACCGAAGAAAGACTTAAATTTGATTTGTCTTATTTCAATAGAATTACAAAAGGTGGTCTGCCACCTAAAACTTTAAATGTAGCACTTGCAGGAACTGGTGTTGGTAAGTCTTTGTTTATGTGCCATGTTGCTGCTTCTATGATGAGTCAAGGTAAAAATGTATTGTATATAACTTTAGAAATGGCTGAGGAAAGAATTGCTGAAAGAATTGACGCAAATCTTTTAGATGTAACTATTGATGAACTTTATGAAATGCCCAAGACATATTTTGATAATAAAGTTACTAAACTTAAACAGAAAGTTAATGGTCAATTAATTATAAAAGAATATCCTACAGCGGCTGCTCATGCAGGCCATTTTAAATCCTTATTTGATGAATTAGCATTAAAGAAATCATTTAAACCTGATATATTATTCATTGATTATTTAAATATTTGTTCATCAAGTAGATTTAGGGGTGGTAATATATCTTCATATTTTTATATTAAAGCAATTGCTGAAGAATTAAGAGGTTTAGCTGTTACTCATAATGTTCCTATTATAACAGCGACACAAACTACAAGAGCAGGATTTATGTCTTCCGATATTGGATTGGAAGATACGTCTGAAAGTTTTGGCCTTCCAACAACTGCTGATTTTATGTTTGCTTTAATTACTAATGATGAATTAGAAGCATTAAATCAAATGAAGATTAAACAATTAAAAAATAGATATAATGACCCTGCTATTAATCGTGCATTTATAATTGGTGTAGATAGAGCTAAAATGAGATTGTATGATGTTGAACAAGCTGCTCAAAAAATAGTAGAAAGTAATCAAGAAACACAGGAACAAGTTGAAGGAACTGCTTATGATAAATTTTCAGGATTTAAAGTATGAACAAATAATATATGAAAGGAAGAAAAGTGAACAAAGTTAAATTAGCAATTGTAGGAGTAGGTAATTGTGCCAGCTCACTAGTACAAGGAATTGAATATTATAAAAAACATCATAATGAACATACCGATGGCATTATGCAGGCACAAATTAATGGATGGAGACCACAAGATATAAAAGTTGTGGCTGCTTTTGATATTGATAGAAGAAAAGTTGGATTACCAATTGAAGAAGCAATTTTTGGAAAACCTAATTGTACAAAAGTTTTTCAAGAATTTAATTCAAATGGAGGAGTTAAAGTAATGATGGGACCAGTATTAGATGGAATAGCTAATCATATG